TCGAGGTCGTAAGACCTCTGTCTTTCTCTCATCCTAGGAGACTTATGAAAATCAGCATCGAAATTGATAGTGATACCAATGTAGATGTTGATCTGAAAGTCTTCCGACCGGCCCTCAAAGAGCCGCTCGGTATCTCGTGGGAGACTCTCCCGTTCTCTTTCATCGACCTTGAAAAGTCTATGAAGGAGTGGCTGGATAGCCTTCCTAGAGGTATAAGGAAGAGAGAAGACTAAAACTCCTGCAGTAAAACCAGGAGCGTTGCTCTACGTAAAGGAGATGACGATGGCAGAGTTTACCCTGACCACCGCCCTGTTGCGACAGGGTCTTTTCAAACCCTGAAACAGCATGGAGCTGGTAGTATGCTTTTAAATAAGCCCTTCTCGAAGGTGACTACGTTCCCTAATGGGACCGTAAGCGATGATTCGGGGTCTATTCCGGATTATCGTTTCGACATAAAATCGTCGTTAAGAACCTCTCAGAGAGGGCCCTGGAGACCTCCGTTGCCCTACTCACGTTATGTGGAGGAAGGGTTGTATACCTGTAACATGACCGCTCGTTGTTCAAGCGGTTATTGGTATCAGGCAGACAACCAGTGTCCGATACAGACGTATGCGGGTGCGGAGAACTTCAGTGGATACTACTATCAGACCCCCCCTAGTTATCCTCCCGCTGATATAGCGGAGACGATTAGGAAGGCGCGCGCCAAGATCAAGGACCAGGATGTAAACCTGGCTGTTGCTTTTGGAGAACGTGCGGCTACTGCTGCCGGTGTCGCGGACGTTGTTACGACCTTGACAAAGACAGTAAGAGCTCTGAGACGGCGTGACTATGAGCGCGCAATGCGTGAATTAGGACTACGGAAGAGGAATCGAAAGGGCTTGCCCTCAGAACCCTCCAACGTGTGGCTAGCTTTACAGTACGGTTGGCTCCCACTTCTGTCGGACGTCTACGGGAGCTGTGAAGCTCTCGAGAAATCCGATGAAAATAGGGACCGATACCGTGCAACTGTTAAAGCTAGTCACAGCCGAAAAGAGACAAGTGATCGTCTCCTTACTTCGGCTTATGGTGGCTGTTATGTTGAAGTCAATAAACAGACCACCACGTCCTACAAGGCGATGACCCGACTGGACTATGTCCTTAGGAATCCTCTCCTTGCAACCATGTCTCAGGTGGGCGTAACAAACCCGCTTGAGGTAGCATGGGAGCTCGTGCCGTTCAGCTTTGTTGCAGATTGGTTCGTTCCGGTGGGTCGTTACCTATCGGACCTAGACGCTACCATAGGATGGGAGTTTCTAGGAGGATCAACTTCGACGAAAATCGAGCAGACCCATAACCCTACTGTTAAAAGGATCCATGTTGGTCCTAATGCACAGTACGGAATTCAAACCAAGAACTCTACTTACGCTTATGTGAGTGGAGGGAAGGGTAGATCTATGGCATTCAACCGCCAAGTCTATGGCCCGCTCGAGGAACCTACCGCGAGTCTTCCGAGAATATCCGGGGACCCGCTAAACGGCAAGCGACTAATGAGTGCTATTGCACTATTACAGCAAGCCTTCCGATAAACCGAAAGGAGAGTACACGTGGGTACATTTTCCACGATGGCTGTACAAGATGCAGCTGCAACCCCCGTCACCCATACCTTCATTCCTTTGAAGGTGGACGGTGACACTGCGTACTACGCGACCGATGAAGGTGGCTCTGCCCTTAAATCTTGGCAGGCCTCTTTCACGATGCGTGGTCCCCTTCCTGGGCAGTCTGAGAAGCTGAACAGGGCCAAGATCAGTGTGAGTATTCCTTGCACTGTGGACGAAACCATTAACGGTGTCGTCCGGACCGCTGTGCGTGATGTTGGTCGAATTAACATCGAGCTCATCATGCCGAGCAGCAATGTCCTGGTTGACCGTAAGACCTTGCGAAAGGTCGCGGCGGCTATCCTTGCCGACGCTACGGTTATTGATCGTATCGAAAACCTGAAGGGCACCTACTCGTAAGAGTAGGAGTACCCGATGGCTACACCCAAAGTCGTTAGTTTGATTCTGGGTGTCTCGATACTACTCAGGCCAGAACTAACCTTTTCCTATGAGGTTTTAACCCATGAAAAAGGCACGAAACGCTGCTGGTCCTTTGAAGGACCTGTACCGACAGACTGCTTGTATTGGCCCCGAACTTGCCGCGGGTATTTATTCCGCGGCGAGCACGGACCTTGGACTCCAAATGGAAAACTCCCTTATTGGGAACCGTCCTATGGAGATTGTGTCTGCTTCGATAAACCCTCGGGCCTACTCGAGTGCAGATACTTTTATGCGCGACTACCTCTGTGTCGAACTGATGTCGAAGTACCCGTGTTGGGACCTCGGTATCGATCGACCTGGTGTAGCGCTGTCCAAGTTTAGGTCCGTGGAAGAGGATCTACGACACCTCAACCTCTCTACAAATCCTAGGATCGTGGCTGGACTAAGGTCCACCACGATGCATGCAGTCGTTGCGACTGCACGTATTAAAATCCAGAAGATTTTAGGAGAATTCAGTTGGGATGAAGTAGAGCCCCTCTTCACATGGGGGCCGGGAGCCTCGACATCTTTGCCGAGGCGGAAGGGCGACGCAGCCTACAAGTATGGGGCCAAAGAGCCCCAGGTGTCGTATAACGCTTTACCTCTCGCAGACGCCTTAAAACGTCTCTATCCGTTGTGGGATTTTAACCCCACGGTGGTTGAGGGGTCACGCGTAGTCACTGTTCCAAAGAACGCTAAAACGGACCGCGTGATTGCTATTGAGCCTGATCTGAATATGTATCTTCAGAAAGGCCTTGGCCGTCGTATACGTCGTTCGTTGCAGCGGTGGGGGCTTCTTCTCA